CATTTGTTTATCTTGGATTTAAGCCAAGATTAGTAATAATTAAAAACATAGATGTTGTCAGCGAAGCGCTGTGTCATTGGTTTATGTTTGATAGTGCAAGAGATCCATTCAATGTTAAGTATAACCGACTTTGGGCTGATAGTGATCAGGAAGAGAACGATTCGTCTTTCGGCCCGAATACAACCAATTCGATGATAGACTTTCTATCTAATGGTTTTAAAATAAGAACTACAGCATCGACCGGATGGCACACTGCTGCTAAAACATATATCTACATGGCCTGGGCTGAAATGCCATTCAAGTATGCAACAGCAGGATAACAACTAAAGTTTATAAATATAACAGTAATTCACAATACTAAAGGAAGATTACCATGTGGGCACGACTCAACAACGATAACGAAATCGCTCAGTTATATACAAGACCGATTGGCATAACTCTTGATGGAGTCCAATATCCAGCGAGTATCTTCTCTATTTGGACTGCTACTGAACTTAAAGCTTTGAATATCTGGACTATTACGATGAGTAATTCTCCAGAAGACCAAGCCTGGTTTAATGTCTCTACTCCTGCTTATGCGGTCACTAAAGATGGTGATACTGTAACAGGTGTAACTGGAACCTATACAAGTACGGCAAAGCCCCTCAAAGATGTATATGTAATTCCAGTCGCTTCTGCTGATGGATTTTCTGATGGCGACCAAATTGGTAGTAATTCTTCAATTTCTGGTTCTGCTAAGGCCGGTAAAATTGTTTCTAAAGGGTCTGGTGTGTTGAATGTAGAGGTTACTAAGGGCACTTGGGGAAATGGTAATACAGTTAAAGGATTCAATTCTGGTGGTACGGCACTTTCCCCAGCAGTTTCGACTACTATTTCAGGTGACTTGACATTACATTCCAGAGGCAAGCAGTGGGATAGAATTCAAGAAGTTAAGGGATTACAAAAATCTAAACTTGAACTTCATGATTGGTATTACATTCGTAAGGCCGATAATGCTACGGCAGTTCCTTCTGCAGTACAAACATACAGAGATGGAGTAAGGACTAAAGCAGCAGATTTTGAAACAGCTATTGCATCTACAGCTTCAAATACTGACCTTCAAAATGTAGATTTAGGAACTGGTTGGCCTGCCGAGCTTGACACCTAATCTCCTTCAGACCTTTCCATTACTAAATATATGGAAAGGTTATAACTACAAGGAGATTCATGGCACTTACGCTTAATAAACAAACTGTTAATCTGGTATTAGATCAAGGGTGCACCTTTGAGAAAACCATAACAGCCAAGAACACCGCCGGGGGAAATGTCACGATTTCTGCTGGAACCACGGCTGGAAAACTCAGACCTTCTCATTATACTTCCAATAACGTATTAGCTTTCACTACTGCAGTTGCAGGGTCTAATGTGACCATTTCACTTACGGCAACCCAGAGTGGTACAGTTACGCCAGGTCTATATGTGTATGATGTCGAATACACGCAATCGGGTGGAACAATAGTAGAAAGACTTGCTGAGGGTGTAGTAACAGTTTCACCATCTGCAACTTATTGAGGACTAAATGACACAACCAACTACTAGAGCAACTCTTAAAGATTATGCTAAGAGACAACTAGGCCATCCCGTGGTGGAACTCAATATTGATGACGACCAACTGGAAGATCGTATTGATGATGCATTAGAATATTTTCAGGAGTATCATTTTGATGGTACATATCCAACATTTCTCAAGCATCTAGTTACAGGCTCTACTCTAAAAATTACTTCCAATGCAATATTTACAGCTGGTGAAATTATTACAGGGGGTACGAGTGGAGTAAGAGCAACAGTCCATGAATACCACAGTGCGAATACTACCATACGATATAAAAACCCAGAGGTAAAATCAGGAGGTGATGGAAATACATATTATGCAAATACAACTACTACCTTTGGAAATGCTGAAACGGTAACGGGTGGAACGAGTGGAGTATCTGCTACAACTGCAGCATCTGCTGCAAATGTGATTGGAGATTTTGATAATCAGTATATCGCTATTTCAGATAATATTATAGGGGTCAAGGGTGTAATGCCCTTCTGGAGTGATACAGCTGGTAGTACGAATATGTTTTCTGTGAATTATCAGTATGCATTGAACGACCTTTATAGTTTGGGGGCAGCAGCTTCTTTTAAAAATTATGTTTTTACTCAACAAAATATAGCTATGATTCGTAATTTGTTTCATACCATGCCGAGATTTAGGTACAACCGTCATACCGATAGATTGTATCTTGATGTTGATTGGGGTACGGATTTGACAATTGATAAATGGGTTATAGTTGAAGCATATATTATTACAGACCCAGCTACATATTCTGATGTTTACGGTGATATGTTTCTCAAGAAATATGTTACATCACTTTTCAAAAAACAGTGGGGGCAGAATTTAATTAAGTTTGAAGGTATGCAACTTCCAGGCGGAGTGACACTAAACGGCCGTCAACTCTATGATGATGCTGTTACAGAGATAGATAAAATAGAAGAGGAAGTGCAATTGAAATATCAGCTTCCCGATGATTTTTTTCTAGGATAAAATGGCAACCAATCAATACTTCAATAATTACGGAACTAATACACCAGACCAAAGACTTATGGAGGGGCTCATTATTGAGTCAATTAAGGTGTATGGCATTGATGTAAATTATCTGCCAAGAACTATGGTCAATGAGGATACTATCTTTGGCGAAGACCGTGTGTCACAGTTTAAAGATTCGCGGGTCATAGAAATGTACATCAAAAATGTAGATGGTTTTGAGGGTGAAGGGGTTTTTGTTTCCAATTTCGGTCTTGAGGTTCGCGACCAAGTTACTCTTACCGTTTCCAGAAGACGCTGGACAGAATTGAATTTTGAAGGTAATGATAGAGACACAGAACCAAAAGCTGGTGACCTTATTTATTTTCCTTTGACTGATGGACTGTTCCAAGTCATGCACGTTCAAGATACTAATACATTTTATCAGACAGGTGCCCTTCAAACATTTGATCTAGTATGTGAACTCTTTGCTTACTCTGATGAGAAAATTGATACTGGTGTTGAAACTATTGATGATATTGAGGTTGCTCAATCCTTTGCAATAGAGTTTACTATGGGTAGTGGAACAGGAACTTATACTATTGCTGAAACAGTCTATCAAGGAGCAGCATTTGGAACTGCTACAGCCACAGGTGAAGTTGGAACTTGGGATGGAACAACTCTTAAACTTATAAATCTTACAGGCACATTTACTACATCTAGTAATATAGTTGGAAACTCATCTGGGGCTTCTTATCCAGTATCTACTTTTGATGACCAAGTTCAACCAAATGATGCCTATGCGAATAATGCTGGAATAGAAACTAGTGCAGATTCCATTCTAGACTTTACAGAAGGAAATCCATTCAGTGAAGGGACTAATTACTAATGTTAGGGTCTACCTTTTATCATCAAACAATACGGAAGTATGTATCAGCATTTGGAACTCTATTTAATGATATTAATGTAGAGCGTAAAAATTCTGCTGGGACGGTGTTGGAAAAGATTAAGGTTCCTCTGGCTTATGGGCCAAAACAGAAATGGGTGTTAGCTCTTCAGGAAACTTCAGCTAGTAGAAAGGTGATAGCAGCACGAACTCCAAGAATGGGGTTTGCTTTTACAGGAGTCGCTTACGATTCAACTAGAAAATTAAATACCTTGGGTAGAAATGTTGCTGCTAATACAGCACTATCCACTAATACTTCGCTTCTGACCCAGTATAATCCAGTACCATATAATTTTGATTTTGAGTTATTCATCTTGGTTAATAATGCAGAAGATGGAACCCAGATTTTAGAACAGATACTCCCATACTTCACCCCAGAGTTCACGGTTACGATTAATACTATTCCAGATATGGGAATTAAAGCTGATGTTCCAATCATTTTAAATTCAGCGAGTCAGAGTGATGAGTATGAAGGAGAACTGGCAACAAGAAGAACTATCATTTGGACTCTCAGTTTTCTATTAAAAGGTTACATTTACCCAGACATCAAATCCTCGGCTGTTATCAAACAGATTGAAGTTAATTTCCGTATTCCAGGCCTTGACAAAGAAGGGTTTGAAGTTGATTTTATTATTTTAGAAACTACTACCAGTTCAACTACTGACTACATATTACTTGAAACAGAATACTACGAAAGAATTGCTAACGAAACCAGTAGTGAGGGAGCAGCAGAATCTACTGTCAAATCACGATATACGGTTACACCTTCTCCGGCCGGTACTATTGCGGATTCGGATTATGGATTTAGCGAAACTTTTGAATATTTTGAACAGGGTACAAACTACGATATTACAAGTGGGACAGATGTATAATTA